CCGCGCCGTTGTCCGTCAGGTCATTGGTGACGGGCACGCTCGCGACGATCTGGTCGTCGGCCGGTCGGGCGTTCGCGTACGCCTGCATGTAGACGACGCGGGTGGTGCCGCCGGTCAGGACCATCTGCTTGGCCCGTATCTCCAGCGTGTCGCCGTCGGCCAGCAGGTTCAGGTCCACCACCAACTGGTACATGCCGGACACGCCGGGCGACGGGTTGTAGACGGCCAGCTCCACCCCGATGGTCAGGGCGGCGCCGCCGTTGCCGGTGCCGGACGCGACGAGGACGACGCTCACGGCGTCAGGCCAGCGTGAGGGACACCGTGAACTGCCAGGTCGACCCGGAAGCCTTGGTGCCCTGGTTGAAGACGCGGCGATTGAGCATGCGACCCGCCGCGTTGAAGAGGCCCCACTCGCGCCAGTCGTAGTTGGCGGTCGAGCCGTCGAAGGACGACTGGAAGGTCACGGTCGTGGCGGTCGGGCCGGTCCCGTCAGTGTGCTGCGGGTAGGTGGGCGTCATTCCGGCGCGCACCTTGTTGGTCGCGGCCTGGAGGTCGACCTGCGTGGCGGCTTCGGCGGCCGTGGAGTCGCCGATGCCGATGCGCGCGCCGGCGTTGTCGTAGGCCCCCACGGAGGGCGACGTGTTGACGAGGCGATTCCAGAGCGCCCCGACGCCGCCGCACATGATCAGGTTGCCCTCGCCCTCGGATATCTCGTACGGGTCACCCGCACGTCCGGCAGCCAGTTGCTCGGCGGTCCAGTCGCCGTGCCAGCGTTCGACCCGCCAGGTGGCCCGCCACCGGGCGGCGCGGTCGTCGTCCTGGGTCCGCACGCCCACCCGTTCGGCCTCGCGCAATCGCGCCGCGTCGTGCGCCATGTCGTCCCTCCTACGCGCCGGCACTCTTCGCCGTGGTCGCCGGCGCCTGGCCGCCGGTCACGTCGGTCTGGCCGGCCGGGCGAATCTCCTGGTTCGGGTCGTTCGGGTTCTTCGACGGCCGCGCCGCCGCGTTCAGCTCCCAGATGACCTGGATCTGCTCCTTGATGCGGTCCACCTCGCCCTCGCCGTTCGGGTCGGTCCAGGGCAAGATCGACGGCGCCAGCACGCGCAGCGCATCCGACGCGCTCTCCGGCGAGCACAGGCCCGCGCCCACGGCGGTCGCGAAGCCTTCGGTCCAGGTCTTGAAGGTCGTCGCGTTCTCCTGGTCGCTGTGCGGGTTGATCTCCTCCCACTCGATGGCCAGGTCGAGCGTCGTCAGGCGGATGCTCTCGACCGCCGCCCACATCGCCGTCGTCATCTGCATCAACTCGCGATAGGGCGCCTCGAACATCTCGCGCTTGTAGCGAATCTTGCGGCCGAACGGGATGTTCTGCTCGCTCACGCTGGCCTTGCTGGCCTGGATCGCCGTGCCGAACACGTACTCCGGCGTCTCCGAGGTGTCGACGATGCAGTAGTAGAGGAACTTCAAGAGCGTCATGATCGACGGCAGGCCCGACTCGGCGGTGATGAACGCCGCCTTGTCGGTGTCCTGCATGATGAAGATTTCCTTGTCGATGAACGTCAGGCGCCCCTCTTCCAGCTCCTCCTGCGAGAAGTTCGCTTCGAGGAAGCGACCGGGGTCTTTCACGCTGATCGACACCTTCGGGCGGCTGAACATCTTCGAGCCCTGGACGGCGAAGAGCATCGTGTCGTGGTAGGCGCGCATCAGCGGCTCGATGCACTCCAGGTCGCTCACGCCATACTTCTGGTTCTCCTCGGCCTCGTTCTTGAAATGCACGACCGGGATGAAGTTCCAGGGGTTCGACTGGGTGAACTGGCGCGCCCTGGCCGCCGCCGGGGCGTTCTCCGACACCGTGATGGCCCGCGCGGTCGGCGTGAACGTCTCGAAGATGGAGTACTGGACGAGCACGCCGTTCTCGTCCACCTCCTCGGCCGGCATCTCGATGCGCACCAGCCGCTTCGCGCCCGTGAAGGGGTCGAACTCCACGTACACCCACTCGGGCGGGATGAGGGCCACCTCGAAGCAGTCCTTCCCGATCCCGAACGGCGCCGCGACGCGGTCGATGCGGGCGTAGCAGTCGCCGTCCCGCAGGGCATTCCGATTGATCCGCAGCAAGGTCGGCGCCCAGCGTTCGATGGTCTCCTGCAAGAACGTCGTGACGGCATCCGACTCGTGGCTGAAGCGCGGGACGCCCATGAATTCGGCGGTCTTGTTCACCACCGGGCGCGAGAAGCCGGCCCCCAGCTTGTAGCGGTCGTCCGTGTTGTTGTAGAGGCGTCGGGCCAGCTCGTAGTCCACGCGGCTCGAGTCGAGGTGGTACTGGGGATAGAAGCCGCTGGTGACGCGCGGGGAGGTCGGCATGTCGGCCGTGCGCAGGAACGAGAACTCGCCGCGTTTGATTGACAGCTCCGCGCCGCCACGGTGTCGGGCGGCGCGGAGCCGCCCGGCTCGCGTCACGGGTGTTGGACGCCGAGCGCGAGCAGGGCCAATGGGCATGCGCGACCTCCCGAGCCGCTAGGAATAGACTTGCGCGCCGCTCACCAGGCGGTAGATCGTCGCGGTGTCCATGTCGCCGTAGTCGCGCAGGTCGCGCCACGACCAGTAGGAGGCGTCCACGAGGTCGAACGGCTTGGTCTTGGGGAAGCGCCACAGCGCGTCTTCCAGCGTCTTCACGGTCGGGGCGAACGGGTCCTCGACGTGGATGATCCGCCCGCGCTCGTAGTCGGCGAGCATCTGCTGGGCGCGATGCGACTTCGGCCCCACGCTGCTGCCGGCCTTCGCGCTCTTGAAGTGCGGCACCTGCCGATTGGGCAGGCCCAGTTGCTGACCGGCCTGTCGGTAGATCAGCTCCCAGGTGTCGCCGCCCTGGTCCGTCTCGACGCCCACGCTCTCCGCCTGGTACTCGACCGCCTTGCGGATGGCGAGCGTCAGCGCGTCGAGCGGGCTGCTGCGCTGCTCCCACGACCACATCCGGTAAATCTTGCCGTCCGGCGCCAGGCCGTCGACCTGGATGCCGTAGCTGTCGGAGTCGTCGGTGTTGGAGACGGCGGGGTCCACCCAGCACACGACGCGCACCAGCGGCGGGACGTGCTCGGGGCGGACGTGCTGGTAGTGCAAGTGCGAGAAGAGCCCGCCGGCGGGCGGGCGCACGGCGTGCTGGCACTCGATCAAGAAGGCGCTGAGGCCCTCCAGGTTGATCATGCCCTGCGCCTCGCGAATGCCGAAGCCGTCCCAGGTCGGCGTCCCCGAGGTGATCATCCAGCCCCCGCGCCCGTCCTCTTCGTACAGCAGGTTCTTGATCGCCGGGTGCGGGCCGCTGATCTCGCGGTCCGACAGGTAGTCGGCGCGGCCGTCGAGCAGGCGCGCGAACACGCCATCCTTGTGGACGAGGTTCTGGATCGCGAGCACGGCGGCGTCCGGGGCGCCGGTCGGCAGCAGGGTGCGGGTGATCGTGATGATCTTCTTCTCGGTGATGCCGGGGCTGTCCATCGGCTCGTCGATGTCGTCGATCACGATCCAGTCCGGGCGCGCCTCGTCGATCTTGATCCCGCGCGCGGCGGTGTCCATCCCCACCGCGTCGACGGTGAAGCCGCTGGCGGTGCGCAGCCGCGAGCGGCGCCAGCCGCGCGAACGGCCGTACTTGCCGACCATGCGACTCGACACGTCCGGGTACGAGCGCCCGAACTCCGCGCTCTCCAAGATCGAGGCGATGGTGTCGACGTGGCCGTCCGCCTGCTCCTGGGTCATCGAGATGTACAGGCCATAGCGGCGCACGCGGCGGGCGGCGACGGCGACCGTCGCGATCTCCGCGCTGGTGCTCTTGCCCGAGCCGCGCGGCCAGACCTCGACCAGCGGCGCCGGACGCACGCCGCGCCGCAGCGACCACACCCAGTCCCAGTGTTTCTGGTGGTGGGGCGCAAACGGCAGCGGGCTACCGCGCGAGTCGGAGAAATAGCGCCCGTAGTAGCGGCGCAGCCACTTGGCCCAGTCGCGCTCCAGGTCGCGCGGATCGACGCTCGTGACCTCGTGCAGCCCGCGCTCGGCGATCATGCTCGCCATCGCGCGGAGCAGCGAGTCGTCGTCCCCGCCGGGGCGGCCGGTCGGGCTAGGCGTCCGCAAACTCATCCGACCCCTCGGCATCCTGGTCGGGCAGCTCCCACTGGCGGCGGGCGATGGCCTCGGCGCGCCGGATCAATTCGTCGCCGTCCACGCCCAGCTCCTTCGCCATGCGCATCGCCTTGACGCGGAAGTCCTCGTCGATCTGGCGCGGCTGGTCGAGGCCCAGCATCTTCTGCCGTTGCGTCGAGCACTTCATGATGATTTCCAGGTAGCGGCCGTCGGGGTCGCGGCGCTCGTCGCGGCGCTTGGTCGAGGTCTTCTCGCCGCGCGGGCTGTTCTGCACCGCGACCTCGGTGACCACTTGCTGGCGGCGGCTCTCGTACCAGGCGTCCCACGCCTCCTGCTCGATGATGTCGAGGCGGGCCAGCTCCTTCGCCTTCAGGTCGGCGAAGTCGAGCAGCATCTTCTCGCGCCACTCCTGGTTGATGGCCTGAATGTCGCGGGCCACGGCCGAGGTGGGGATGCCGAGGCGACGGGCGATCTGGTTCGGCTTGAAGTTCGCGATCAGCAGGGCGTTGATCTGGCGCCGGCGGTTCTCCAGCTCCAACGGGCTGGAGCGACCCACGTTCCGGATCGGCGACGGCATGCAGCACCCACGCGACGAGAGTCGCCGGCGAGTGTAGCACGCGCCGTCCGCCGGCGGCCGATGTGTAAGTTACACATCGGCGCGCGAGGCCTTGTAGGCCAGCGAGAGGAACTCGGCGCGCGTCTGCGGGTTGGTCCGAAAGGCCCCGTGCAGTTCGCTGGTCACCATCAGGCCGGGCGTCCGCACGCCGCGCATCTCTAAACAGAGGTGCCGGCCCGCCGCGACCACGCCCACGTCCTCGCTGCCGGTCGCCTTCTTCACCATGTCCGAGATGTCCCCGACCAGGCGTTCCTGCAACTGGAGCTTGTGGGCCGCCAGTTGGGCGATGCGGGCGAATTTGCTCAGGCCCAGCACGCGGTTGGAGGAGCCGTCGCCCGAGGTCGGGATGTAGCCGACGCTGGCGTCGCACCAGAATGGGAGCAGGTGGTGCTCGCAGAAGGACCACAGGCGCAGGCCGCTGACGACGATCATCTGGTCGGCGCGGGTCGTCTCGAACACCGTCTCGATCTTGCCGGGGTCGTAGTCGAGGAACTCCTGCCAGGCGCGCACGACGCGGCGCGGGGTGTCCTGCATCCCGTCGCGCAGCGGCAGATCGAAGCCGAGCGCGTGCAGCAGGTCGAGGACCGCGATCTCCGCCTTCTCGGCGTCGACGCGCCGGGTGCGCTGCACCTAGCGGCCCCGGAACGGGTAGGCCGAGTAGAGCACCGCGCGACCGTCGGCCGAGAACCCGACGCCGTAGCCCTGGCGGCAGCGTTCGCAGTAATACGGGTACAGCGAGAAGAAGAAGTCGGTGCCGTTGCGCTCGCGGCTCGCGCGCTCGAACGTCGCGCGATCTTCGCCCCCGATCATGTCGAACCAGGCCATCGGCTCGCGGCACGACGGGCAGGCGGGCGCGACCAGCGGCGTGTCTTTCAGGGCGGCATACGTCGCGGCCCCGCGCTGCTCGACGGCCGCGAAGGCCAGTTGCGTCAGGGCGCTGCGCTCGCGGCGGGGCGGGAACCAGGCCCGACCGGGCTTCGGCGGGGCGTCTGGCGGGGGTGGCGCGGGGCGGCTCGACTTCCTCGGCATCGCGGCATCCTACTTGCCCGGTGCGTTGCCCCACAAGATGACGTGCTGCTGGAGCGTGAGGCGCACGTCCCACCAGCGGTCGCGCAGCACCCAGCGTTCGATCTCGCGGGCGAGCAGCACGATCTGTTCGAGGTTCGGGTCGCCGGCGTGGCTGTTGCAGGGCTGGATCGAGAACGGCAGCGTCGGGAAGAGCGCGCGCAACTCGCGCGCGAAGGCGTAGTCCACCGCGTCCGCGACCACGACCTTCAGGCAGGCGGCGCCCTCGGGGGCCAGCGCCACGCACTCTTGCAGGCGCAGGATGTTCGGGACGCGCATCCCGCTCGACGGCGGCTTGGGCGACAGCGTGAGCGTGGAGAGGTGCGCGAACCAGGGTTGCGCGATGGAGCCCTGCGTCTCCAGCGCGAACAGCAAACCCAGCGCGCCACCCGTCGCCAGCAGGGTGTCGAGACGGAAGAGGGCCGGATTGCCGCCCGAGAGCGTGACCAGCGGGCGTGGCCCCGGCTGGGGCCAGGTCGGGAGATCGGGGTGGGCATAGGCCAGCGGCAAGACGCGGGCCAGGATGTCGGCCACCGTCAGGCGCTCCCAGTCGGCCGAATGCTGCGGCTCGACCGCGTACAGGCTGTCGCACCAACTGCACCGGTAATCGCAGCCGCCGAAGCGCACGAAGATGGTCGGGCGCCCGAGCAGCACCCCCTCCCCTTGGATGGCCGGGAAGACCTCGACCACCGGGAACCGCCGCTCGACGGTCGTCACTCGCGGAGCGTCATGAGCAACCACAGGCCCACCAGCAGGATCAGGAATAGCTCGATGCTGTCCGACGCGAACAGGCCCAGCGCCTGGCCCAGATTGCCGAACACATGGGCCATGTCGCCTCCGTTATACTCGATCCATGCCGACACCGGCGTCCCCCCAGACGGTTACCAGGCCGCGCCGCGACACGTTCGTGCAGCGCGTGAAACTCGTCCAGCGCGGGCCGCAGGACTGCTGGAACTGGCTGTGGGCCATCGACAACCGGGGCTACGGCCGCGCCTACGTCGACGGCAAGGACGTGCCCGCCCACCGCGCGGTGTGGGAGTACTTCTGCGGGAAAGTCCCGCCCGGCAAGCAGCTCGACCACCTCTGCCGCAATCGGTGCTGCGTCAACCCGCGCCATCTCGAGCCGGTCTGGCAGCGCGAGAACGTGCTGCGCGGGATGTCGCCGCCGGCCCAGGCGGCGCGCAAGGGCTTCTGCTCGCGCGGGCATCCGCTGGTCGAGTCGAACATCTATCGACTGGCGCGCGGCGAGCGCGTCTGCAAGCTGTGCGACAAGCACCGCCACGAGATGGCGAAGTGGAAGAAGCAGCGCCGCAGCGACCCCAACCTGACGCACCTCTTCCCCGACGCGCCGGCCGCACCCTAGACTTCGTACTCGGCCCAGGCGCCCTCGCTCTCGGACACGCGCACCGACACGACGCGCGCGTCGTCCGTCTCCAGCAGGCGCGTCGCGCATTCGTGCAGGTACTGGGCGAGCCGCTCGGCGGTC